GGTAAAGACGTATCCACCGACCTCAATCACCGGGGCTCCAGAGATGACGCAAGTGCCATTCACATCAGGCAATGCGGCAGACAACAGTGCGTTGGCCACGCTGGTCGTGTTTGCAGGAATGAAATTAACGGTCAGCGTCAGCCGGTTGTTGTATCCGATGTGGCCGACAACCTCGCCGGAGCTGTTCCGAACCTCTTCGGTGTCGGCCTCGTGCGTGATGTCGTACGACTCCATATCGGGCGAGACGTACCCGGTGACGACAAGGGCACCCGCGGCGTCATAGAGCGCCAGGGTGGCCGGTGATCCGAAAATGTATTTGCTGCCTTGAGTGTTAGCCATGTGTGGTTTGGGTTAGAGGGTTGCCGAACAGTAGAGTGTGAAAGTCCTAGTAAACGTCCTGGACCGATTAGAGATTGAGGCCGCCCCAAAGTCTAGAGGGGCTGCGAACTGGGCCGTAAACGGGCCGCTGGCGTCGTTTGATGGAGCATTAAGGGCGGAGGCCCCGGAGTCGTCAAAGAGCGGCAGGATGCGATTGTCGAGCACCTGGACGGTGGTCAGGACGGCAGCCTCGTCGGTGTCGTCGGCAGATAGCTGAAGTTCGACGGAAACCTCAACCTCGTTTGTGAGGTCGACACGTTGAACAGGCCGCGCGGAGTTGGTCGAGACAACCAACCTCGGGAAGTTGGGCATGACGTCCTGCTCGTCCGGGTCGTCATAGAGGCCGCGGCTGTAGGACGTCAGGCAGGTGGGTGTGCCGGCGCCGGCGGCCGACCAGTCGGCGGCTGCCAGGTAGTCTGCTACGGCCTTCTCTGCTCTTAGGGCTACGGCGTTCATTTAATGGCGATCCCGTTGTCCTCCAGCACCTTGCCGTTGGCAAGCATGGCCTCGGTCATGTGATTTGTTAGCTCGATGAGCTCGTCGTCCATGGCCTTCTGCATTGCGGTATTGTAGATGGTGGAAACCCGGTTGTATTGGTTGTCAGCCACGCCAGCGGTCATGACCACCGAGGCTGTTGGGTTGAAGCCGGGAACCGCTTGAATACCTCGGGCCTTGGTGCCCTTGTGAACGGCGACGTTCTCCTCGGGCAGGCCGTACTGATTAGCCAATGCCACAAGAGCGGCGTTTGTCTTCTTGGGCGCCTTGTAGCCTGCAGGCTTTGACAGTGGCTTCCACTTTGGGCTTTGAAACTGGGTGAAGCCCCGATTGTAAATCCGGATCACCTTCACCACGCCGGAACGGAGGTAGCCGACTGAGCCGATAGCTTTCCGCATCAGAGCCGAGGCGGCTGCCTTCATCTCCTCACCATAGAGACCGCGGCGACCTGCCTTGGCTTCGCGCGCTTGGGCTATCAGGTGCACCCGACGAAGCAATCGGGACTTTCCGATGCGCTTGCCGGTTTTCTTGCTCTTACGGTTCACATCGCCGAGGGGCTTGCCTAGGTAGTCGGCAATCCGGCGCCGTTCTTGTCCCGGGCTCTTAGGCGGCACCAGGACGAACAGCCGAACCATTAGGAAAAAGAACCGGGCGTTGATCGCCTTGTGAAGGTCTCGGCTGGTCGACAGCAGATAGGCCTTCATTGCCGCATCGAAGCGGCTGGAATCCACCGTCATGTTAACGACAGGCCTCACCGGGTTTTCGCTCCTAGTTCGAGGCTGTAGTAGGCGCCGGAGGCATCCACACGGCAGGACAGGATCCGTAGGGTCCGGCCTTGGTACACCAGTGTGCGCCCGACCACCGGCCGAGGTTTACAAAAGGTCAGGGCGATTCGGTCGGTGTTCTCCTGAAGCAGATAGTAGCCATCCTCCTTGAGCAGCCGGGAGAACTCGGTGCCCTGGTCGAGGGTGTACAGCGTCGAGTCCATTGTGACCAATGTGCTGTCACAAGTCTTCCAGTCGGAGAACATGACCAGGATCCGGGAGGTCACGTTGTCCTGGAAGCCACCCGCAATGGGTGAGTTGGTGTCGATTACCGCAGCCGGGATGCACCGAATCGACGTCCCCTCCCAGATGAACATGGGCGCCCCCAGCATTTGCTGGAGAACCGCCATGCCCTGCTGGAGACTGGATCCGATGGTGGTCATGTTAGGCGGTGAAGTAGACGCCGGAGACAATGATTCGGGTCGTCGCCTGAACATGGCCTGCCAGACTGCTGGTAGTACCCGTCTCGAAGTTCGACAGTTCGAGGTAGTTGGTTCCGCCAACCACCCGGGCGATGATCATGGTCTTGGCCTGGTTGGTTCCGTTGGTCAGCCACACCGCGGCGGCGGTGGTGTAGGTGACCGAATCTGGCAGTGTCAGGCGAAGCTGGCCTGTGGCGGATCCGGTCACCGAGTTGACGGTCACGTCCGCGGTAAATGTGCTCACATACCCGATAGACGTGTGGCGTGCCGTGTTAGTCGTGATGGCGTAGGTACGGCCGCCGCCGGAGTCCGTCAGCGTAGGCACCCAGGTCGACGGCGCTGCATCAATGGGCAGGCTGCCATACAGCTCGTCGAAGTTGTCGTTGATCTTCTGGCCGGCGCCCCGGAGCGTGTCCCCGGTGTTGTCGTTGGCGATGGTGCCGATGTTTATGATTTGCTGGGCCATATCAGTTCTTAGGCAGGACGTACCAGCCGGCAGGCAGCGTCACCTTGGACGGCCCCACCAGCTTCTTGTTTGCATCGAAAGCGTACACACTGGCCTTCACCGGCTTGGCCAGCATCACCGGGTCACCGTGCGGGACCATCACCACCTTGGTCTGGCAGCCCAGGCAGGTCAGCAACACGGCCAGCCAGGTCAGACTTGAGATCTTCGGGTGCTTTTCCATGTTGGATGTCGGCGGGTGGTGTTTCACGGATCCAGTCGAGGAAGGCCAGGACAATCTGGTAAACCCAGTTCATTCCGGTTTCTTCTCGGCGTCCTTGGCAGCGATGAGGCCCACACCGGCGGTCACCGCGGCAATGGTTGCAGCGAGATCGACGTTGCTGCTGGGATCACCGTCGAAGATGGCCTTCAAGGCCCCACCGACTGCGACGAGGATGGCACCGATGCCGGCCAATGTGGTCTTCGTGTTTTTCATTTCTTAATGGCTTTGTAGAGGGCAACACAGGCCGCGATGAGACCAACCACGGCGGAGGCAAAACGGATCTCGTCGGTGAGCTGGGGCAGCATAGATGCAGACGTTGCTGCCGCTGCTGTGCCAAGCGACAAGGCTAGGCCATTCGTTCCACCGCCGTGGTTGGTTGCGTCCATGTTACTCGGGTTTGTGTTGCGCGGCTGCGGTTTCGAGGATTTCAACGAGCGGCAGTCCGACCTTCATGTTTTGGACGTTGCCGGCCTTCATACCAATGACCAGCAGTTCATAGAGCTGGTTGAATTGCTGCGGAGTCAGTTCGATCTTGATCATATCAGGCCGCAGTGTCGGAAACGACGGGCTGATCCGCAACCAAAACCGGCTCCACCTGCGGCAACATCGGAGGAACGATTTCAACCGGAGGTAACCACGGCAGCGGCGGAGCGATGATCGGCGGGTTGATCTGGTCGTTGATCTGCTGCGTCACGTTGGCTTCGATGGCGGTCTTATCGACGCCGTTGCTGAAGCACCAGTTGAGAACCTGATCCTGCGTGAGGTCTTCGTAAGGCGTGAAGTTCTCGGTCGGCGGAGCGAACGACGCGCTGCCGTAGCAAGTGCCGCTGTAGTTATCCTGAGTGCCGTTGCAACGCCAGTCGGCGGTGATGACGACATCGGTGAGCGAGCCTTCGGTGGGCTTAACGAGAAGGCGTTCGATGATCCAGTTGATGGTAATCATGGCTTCAGGAATTGATTGTTGGCCAACTGCTGCTTGTAGGCAGCGACGACATCAGCAGTCCAGACCGCGTTGGCAATCTTGACCACTTGCTCCGGCTGACCCGTAAGGTCGTCACCGGGAACAAGACAGTAGCGGCGGTAGGTCGATGACTTGATCTTTTCGCCGTCGAGGATCTGGTCCGACAAGCGAACTTGAAGGATGCCATTGGGAAGAACCTCGCAGAGAGAGAAGATAGAGCGTTCGGTGAGCATGGGATTAGACGTAGTATGAAAAAGTGACGTTTAAGTTACGAGACACACCAGCATTATGTGTTGCTGGAATAAATCCTCCTGACACATAAAACGCGATTGTGGTTCCAACATTCCAACAGGCCAAAGTTGTTGAAGTTGTGAACATATCAAATGTTATTACAGATCCAGCACCGGTTGCTGCTCCAGAAAACGGAAGACCAGTAATCGTGACATTGCCGGATGCTCCAGTTGTTGTAACATTTGAATAAGCAATTGTAACGTGTACCAACCTTCCAACTTTTGTGTATGCACCAGTGGCTGTTACGGCAATCGTCGGATCGGAAACACTACCTTTGAGCGTCCCAGTCCACGTCCCCTCCTCGTAATCATCCAGCGTGTTCGCATCGGAGGAAGCGACTTGAGTGGCGGGGAAGGTGATGCCGCTCTTGAGTTGCAAACAACCGCCAGTACCGGCAGGCGCAACGCCTATGCCCACTTGGCCCGTGGAGTCCACATTAACGCGAACATTGCTTCCGGTGATGATTCGGAAAGTGTCTCCAGAAGTTCCGATGTAGAGACTTCCAGCAGTCGTTCCAGAATCCTCCAAATACAGAGCGTTGATTGCTCCAGCGGTCTTGAATCGACCAGAAATGGTTCCAGATCCAAGAACATCCAGCTTATACGAAGGACTCGCAACCCCCACGCCCAGCCCCGTAGAATTCAGGGTCATGGCGGTGCCAGCGACTCCTCCGACCTCTGACCAAGTGGCTACACCATCAGCGGCTATGCGATAATGTTCTAGTCCGCCCAAAGTTCCGCGAGTGACAAACACCAAATCGCTTGTCGGAGTCGCTTGATTTGTGTACTGGCAATTTACAGATGCTCCAAACAATCCAGCGGCATTATAGAACTCAACAGATCCAAAGTTGTTGTTCGTGCTGCTAGTGTTCTGAATCCGTAAGCTGGCACCGCCGACAGGAGGAGAAGTTAAAGCTGTAGATGTGCTCGACTTTGACAGATGGACACCCTGAGCAGGACTCGCCGTGCCAAATCCAACGCGATCATTCGTCGAATCAACCTTCAGCGTCGAGGTGTCCACCGTCAGAT